ATCGATCCGTTTATTTCAGTACCAAATACTTTTTCGGTCATTTCTTTTCATGTTTTTCTACCCAGTTAATAAATGCTGAGGCGGCTTTCATTATAAAGTACCCTATGGCAAATCCGCCTAGTATCCATGCTATTTGTTCCATCTATTTTCCTTCACAGGCTTTTATTGCTTCATGTTCTGTTGTGTAGTTATCCCAACAGTTTATGTAATCTTTTGTATGACATTCAGTCTTGCTGTGTGTTCCTGACAAGTCTTGGTACTTAACTTCGTGGCATTCAGGAAGGTTGTTACCCCAAATAAAAGCCAAGATACCTACAGTAATTGCTATAAAAGTAATGAGCACCATTTTTAGCTCACTACTCATGATCATCTACAATCTTTTTGATGATATTGCCCCAGTCAGGATTTGATCCGCGTGCAATAATCCCTAGTAGCTGTATAATACGCTCTGTTTGTGCTTCAGTCATTAGTAGTCCTCTGGTTCCCAACTGTAGTCTGGTTCATCTGGTTCACATCCACCATCACAGGATCCTTCACCTTTACAGGCTGGACAAGGCTCGTCTTCTATTGCTACTTGGTTTTCTTCGTCCCAAGCTGTTCCTTCACCTTCACATTCTGGACAGACATGCTCACAAGGCTCGCCTGCATCAGTGTAAGGGCTTTCTAACCAACGGTCATAATCAAATGACATTTTACCTTCCTTAGTTTATTTCTTACTTATCCCACTCGTCATCTAGAACGAGCATAGCAATAATAGCGTAATTTGCCATATCTAGGAAAGAATCCCTTAGACTTTCATTCTCTGGTGTAGCACCAGTATCGATAAGGTGGTTGATACGTGCAAATTTATCCCACATACGAACACGCAAACCATTTAGTGGTCCACCTGGACTTAGGCTAATGTTGGTTGGTCCATAGTCCTTGTGCTTGCTTAAAAGTACGTGCTTAGCGTGCTGGAATTTTTGCTGAACAGCTTCTTGAAACTCTGTGTTTAAACCATTTTTACGAATTTCTTCTTTTAGATGTTCTGGTAGATCTTCAAATTTTGGCATGTTATCCTCTGTTTCTGTGTGCATTTCTGTATATAGTTCCTTCATGTATCCCATTAAATGTTCCTCCTGTAGTCGTTGGTACGACGTGTAATTTCACGGCTAACCAGGGATAAGTCACGCTCGTGGTTTGTCAGTAGCATTTCAACTAGCTTACGATAAGCATACTTCTCTTCGTACGTATTGTCAAGTGCTACAATGTCCGGGTGTGTCGCAATTTCAGCTTTAATAATAGTAATGCGCTCACCTTTTACAGTGGTGCCCATGCGCTTGATCATCATAAGATTTTCTTGATAGTCTTTAGCTTTTAAAGCAGCACGTTCTTCTAGAATTGCCATAGCAGTTTGAGATTCAATGTAGTCTGTCCATGCAGTTAGTTCTGTAAACAGCTTACCTAGATTTTCTGAGTCAATTGCAGTGATATCGTCTGGTAAGTGAACCTGATCAATACCTGGTTTATTAAATGTAAGATTCCAGTCTTTAAACTTGTCTAGTGCAGACATTAGTCCTCCTTATAAGGGTCGCATTGCTTGCAGGTACCACCAGGGTTGTTGTTACATTCTGGAACAACACCAGCTTTAACAGCTTTTACTACCTTTTCAGCGCTTTCAAATACGTGCTCTACAATTTCGTAGTCAGCCTTTACCTTGAACTCTTTGTATGACTGGTCTGCCTTAAGTTCATATAAAAATACAATCTCGTTTACTTCATGACCCATGCGCTTCATTAATTCTAGGTAAACCTGACCCTGAAGAATATGGCTAGGGAATGGACGACGAATAGCGTTCCATGCCTTCATAAAGTCACCATCTGCTTCTGACATTAGCTGTGGTGCTTCTGAACGAATAGTGCCTGGACCAATAGACTTAATCTCAATTAGAGTATCGTCTCCAATACCTTTAATCCAACCATCTGTATGACCAGCAATACGTAGATCATTATCCACAAGAGTTACTTCACGATACTCCATAGTCGGCTTACCACATGCAGGACATTCAATAGGTCCTAGATCAAATAGGGAAAAGTCACAAGCGGTACAAACAAACCTTCCGTATAGCACACCCATTTCCTGGAACCAGCGTTGCCACTTAGCGTGGATGGCGTGACCTTCATCAAAGATGCTTTGTAGACGTAGGTTAGGCTTTTCAGCAATCTTGGTGTGTCCATTAAGAAGGAAATAGGATGCACGCTTACACCAGTCACGCTTAATGATTTCAGATGGGTGAAGCACTGTAGTACTACGGTCACCTACCGGACGCTGCATCAGGTGACGTTCAATATCTCCAATAAGGCGTGTAGGTGCTTTCTTAGCGTCTAGGAACTTCTGTAGTTCTGATTTACTTACTGCCATTATTGTATTCCTTCTTATCTATTTGAAATATATATTCTTTCAAGGTCATCTGATCCTTGAACTTACGTTGCCATTTCCTGACTAAAGCATTACGTTCACGGTGGCTCATGCCACCCCAAATACCATGCTGCTCATCTGATTCTACAGCAAACCACAGACATTCTTTACGAACTGGGCAAGGACTTGTGTTATTAGGTCCTAAGCACATTGCTTTAGCTTGTGTAGCTAGTTTAGAGTACTTGGCTTTGTCTCTAGGAGGAAAGAAAATCTCTGTTGTAGGATCTTTATCTTTACACCTAGCTTTATCCATCCAGTCTAGACGATGAGTTGGTTCTAAATAACCATCCATTATTTTGAGTTCCATAGCTCTAAGAAATCTGTTTCTAAAACGATTACATAGTCTTGACCATCTAGATGGATTCCAAATACTGGAAACCGTCCGTCCATTATAGCTTCATTTACAATCTTTTTCAACTCTGCTGACTGGAGTGTCTTAGACTTTTTACCTGTCCATTTGTGCTCAATCAACAGGTCATCATTGCGTACGTCACCTTTACGTGACCAAAAGGCACCTGAAGCAGCTGTAGTAGCTCCTCCAATAGCTTTAGCTAAACGCTTTTCATGCTTTTGAGACTGCTTTTGACCTTCACTCTTCATTTTCTGAAACTACTATCTGCCCTTTTTTATAGGCTTCAATTATACGAGGGACTAAAAAGAACAGCTCTTCACGAACATAACAGGTTTCACAACCACAGAATGGCTGACCAGACAATGTTTCAAACTCATCTTCTACTTCTAAATCGGTTTCTTCATAAAAGTCACGATCAATTTGAGCTTCACACTTTGACATGTATTCGGTGTACTCATTCTCTAGCTCTTGTGACCAATGAAAGTCTGTAATACTAAAGTTGTTAATATCCAAGTGCCCAGTCCTCTGATTCAAGAATGTTAACAATAGCTTTTAGGTCTTCTGCACCGTCATTAAACTTTTCTAAGTCTACGATAATAGAGTTAATAAAAGTAATAATCCTATTACGCTCTTGTTCTTCAATCATTAAATCGTAATTGTCTAGCCAATATTCGTTATCCCATGGATTACTCATCATCAGATTCTCCTGTAAAGCTATCAGTTGCAGAGAGTACTTTAGAACGAAGCTCTTCGTACAACTCTACTTCTTCACGAATAGAATTAGAAAATGCTTCTTGTCCTTGCCACTTGCGTTCTCCAAAGTAGATCCATCCACCTTTACGGTCTACAATTTCCATGACAATAGACATAGCAGCTACTTCTTTAGCTGTGTCATAATCACCGGCTTGATAGATAGAGTGTGGGGCAAAATAGTAATCAATGTAGGCAATGCGCTGTGGGGGAGCAGTCTTATTCTTAATTACACGGATCTTGATGCGTTGTCCTACACGTACTTTATTTGTGCCAGAACCAGCTTCAATCCATTCATCACGGCGAACTTCTGAGCGAGTAAAAAACGCATAGTTCTTACCTTCACCACCAGGAGTTGTACGAGGGTCTCCATGCATAACACCGATCTTCATGCGATACTGGTTAATAATCAGTCCTAAAATAGGACGCTCGTCTTCTACGAGACTGCGCTTCATTGCCTGACCAACTACACGAAAGAACTTATTGGTCAAAAGAGCACCCTTACCAACGGTTAACTCATCCATGTTTTTTTCTAGTTCTGGCATAGGGCTAAGAGCTGGTAAAGAGTCAATAACAATCGCGTCTACGCCTTTAGTTTCAGCAAACTCAATTACTGCCTGGTAAGCCTCTTCCATAACGTTTGTCTCAATAACAATAACGCGACTAGAATCAACACCACACATTTTAGCATACTCTGGTACCCACTGCTCAGCAGCTACCCACACTGTCAGGTGGTCAGGATTTAGAGCTTGGTTTGCTGCAATGGTTTTTAGAGCAATTGCTGTCTTACCGTGCGACGGTTCACCAATAAGCTCGTTCCACTGGTTAGCAGGAAACCCACCACCCAGGACGTAATCAAAAGTAGTTGAACCAGTAGTAATACGCTGAATAAGATCATTCTTTATGCTGTTTCCTACTACAATTGTGTTTTCTCCATACTTTTTATTTAGTGCAGTTATGATCTTTAATACATCAGCATTAATCACGAATAGACTCCATTATGTTGTAGAAAGAAACAAAGTTAAAGTCATCTTTCCACCAACCAAGTGTTCCATCAGATGTTTCGATAACGTTTTGTTTTAATAGTTCTTGACCTAGTTTAGCACGAATTTCTAAAAACACCAAATCGCGTATTTGTTGAATCTCCATTATAGACTTCCTATTATTCCTTGTGGGTTCCAGTTATTTGTTGAATCATTTCCTGTTGCTTGCTGTACCGCACCTTCCACGTGTGCACCAGCCAAGCCACCAAACCGTGAACCTGATTGCTGTATGGGATACCCACAGTCATAGCAGCGTGGCGCGATTTGCGCCGTAGGAGCCATAAAGTTGCCCGACCCGCAGTCAGGACACGTAGCAGTGCTTTTAGATGAGGGAGCAAGGCGAGAGATGTCCGATTGCTGTGGTTGAAAGGAAGGCATCGTAGCCATTGGTTGTTGGCTAGGTGGCATAGGTGGAGTTGGATCTGGGCGACCTTGTTGTACCTGTGGTTGATTTCCCAGCTTTTTAGCCCACCAATCTGCGTTACTCATTTAGTCTCCAAGTCTTTAATATAAACAACTTCAGTGCCGTGAGTATTGAACGCTACCAGTTTGTCTGTAGCGGCACAACGCCTGATAATATTCTGATCTAGAAGCAGATTAATAATACGAGTCCGTTCATTATCTTCACCTGCTTGTGTCCAGTGGTTTTTAACTACGTGAAGTTTTGCTTTTTCTACCATACTCATTTTTCTTCTCCTTGAATTAGTGCAGCAATTGCTAGTGCCATTATAGCTATAAACCAAAATTCTACAAAACTCATTTTTTTATCCTTTTTGGTATTGTTAATAGTCCCATATCAATAAGCTGTGAGGTTGACCCCATTAGTGCAGACAAAGCTACTTGTTCTAGTAGTTTACGTCCAAAGATCCACATCTCTTGTGGAAGTGCATCGGAATTTTCAATGTTTGACTTTTGGTACTCAATAGATGCCTCAGCTAGTGTGTGAGCGTGTGCATAAAGAATAGGAATTAGGTATTCAATACGTTCTATACGATCATCACTAACCTGCTCTTCTTTTTCAGCAATTTCATCACTAAGTGCAGGAAGACCAAGAATGTATGAAATTTCATGACTATTCTGTATTTGTGAATCCATGATAAATCCACGAATACGATTGTTTATTTCAGCCATTGGAGGAACACGGTCTTTAGGTTTCTTTTTAAAAATCTTCATCGTCATTGCCTGCTTCTACCCAAGCAAAATACTTGTAAGACTCGCAAATATCGCAGTAGTCTCCTCCATCATCTGATCCTTCTGTCCTGTAGCATCCAGTGCAGATAAATATTTCGTTCATTATTTAGCCTCTCCCCACTTGTCTACGATCTTTACATCGGCAATAAGTGGAACTGTTATCTCTTTTACTTTGATGCCTTCCATAGAAATGCGAATTGCTTCTGCTGTTTCATCCGCAAGTTCTTCTGGTGTAATTGTAACAAGTTCGTCGTGTACTGTCAGAATAACGTTGGTTTCTGGTGCGTTAACAAAACAAGAGTGTGCACGAATAAGAGCTAGCTTCATAACGTCGGCAGCACTACCCTGGATCTTAGTGTTAAATGCCTGACGTTCTGCACGAGACTTTAATCCAAAGTCCTGGTGATTAAGGTCTGGTAAATAACGACGGCGACCAAATAGGGTCTCTACGTAAGGTACTGGCTCTACTTCTTTTGCTTTACGAACAACACGACCTTTGTACCTTGGAATACTAGAGAACTTAGCTTCAAAGTCACGTAGAAGTTTCTTAGCCTCGTTAACTCCACAACCAATAGAAGCAGCAATCTTATCAGGTCCTACACCGTATGAAATAGCAAGAACAAGAACCTTACCAGCTTTACGGTCTACTCCCATTGTGTCACCAATAGTTGTGTATATGTCTCCACCATCAAGGTAGTTCTGCATAAGAATAGGGTCTTGACTAAATGCAGCGATAATACGTGGCTCAATCTGAGAGTAGTCAGCAACAACTAACTTGTGTCCTGGTGGGGCTACAAACAAATTACGGATCATCTTTCCATACTCGCCTGATGATGGGATGTTTTGTAGATTAGGTTCGCTAGATGAGAAGCGCCCTGTTTCTGCTCCGTGTGACTTGAAGTTAGTGTGCACACGCCCATTTACCAGAAGGCTTTCACGTTCTGTAATCTTTTCTTTACCGTTAGTAACGCGCTTGACTTCACCACCAGTGTAAGGGGTTACGTAAGTAGTCATTAGCTTGTTTAGATCCTGGTATTGAAGCAATGCATCTACTAGCTCATCTTTACCACGTAGGTTTTCTAGAGCTTCTGCGCTTACTGAATAGTGCGCCTCAGTTAGTTCTAGACCGGCTTTGTTTGCCTCATGACCTTTTGGTGTCAAGCCCGCTTTAAAGGCTTTGTTTGGCTTTAAACGAGGCTTTGCACCGTCAACAGAACCAAACAACAGCTTCTGCTTTGCTTGCACAGAGTTAATCGGGAATGCTTTTCCTGCTAGTTTGTAGCAAAGTGCCTCTGCTTCTTGCTTTCCTTTTTCAATTTCTTCAGCAAGTAATGCTAATGCTTCCTGGTCAATGTAAGCACCAGTTAGCTCCATGTCACACAAAGCAGACAGCACATCCATTTCTAGACGCCATACCTTCTGCAACTTGTTATCTAGTTTTGCGTTTAGCACTTTGTATAGTTTCCAGGTTACGTCAGCGTCGATACCTGAGTACTTTGCAACATCAGCAAAAGAATGTAGAGCAATATTAGCACCTACACCTTTAGTAACCTCAATGCCGACTTCACGCTTAACACAGGCAGCTAGACCAAGATCTTTTTCCTGGCTATCAATAACAAATGTAGCCATCAATGTATCAAAGTACGGCTTTGAAGGAACTTTTCCGCCAAAATATTTAGCAACAGACTTTAGATCAAACTTAATGTTGTGACCGATCTTTAGTTTGTCACTAAACATTAGTGGCTTAATTGCAGCAAATACTTCTGCACGAGTCAATTGAACAGGTGGCTCAGTAAAATTAGGAATCCACTTACGCTCATCTGATGAGTAACTAGACTCAAGGAGTGGCTTACCGGCAGCTAGGCGCTTTTCTCCTGATAGCAAAAGTGGTTTTGTATAGTCAATTAGATCACCATTAGGGTGACCCATAGGAATCACGTCAACGCGTCCTTCAGTGGCAAATGAGAGCCAGCAAACATCGTTAATGACTGTGTGTAGCCTATTCTCGCCAATGGTCTCTATATCGAACGCAAAGGCGTCTACACGCATATACGCGTCAACAAACTCTTGGAGTTGTTCTTTAGTAGTAATAATGTTCATAAGTCCCTAGGAAGAAATGATGGGGGCTAAAGGACCAAACACTTTAGCCCCCATCGGAGGTAGCAGTTTAAAGCAAGAAAGGAAGAATCCTTAAACTACTGGGTTTTTGTGGGTTAGCTCAATAAAGAACGAGCGATCTGAATAAGTTCAGCGCGTGGTGTAATGTAGACAGCCTCTTGACCGTACATTGTTGCTGATGAAGCAATTGCCTCAACGTTCTCAGGATCTAGATCCCACTCTTCAGCAAGGTCAGCAGCTTTTACACGTTCTAGGGAGTACTGTGTAGAAGCTCCGGTGCCCTGACGTCCAAGGGTCCAGTAGTACTTGCTAAGTGGACCACGAACTGGGTGGCTGTTAGCAGCTTGCAACTGGCGAGCTAGAGGAGTTGTAGCAGTTAGAATTTGCACGTTAGGCTGCTCGTCACTAAGGACAAGAATGTTAAATGCAAACTTTGGCTTTGGCTTATCACCAAGCATTGTACATAGTGGACACTCGTCACCTAGACAGACAAAGGACTTCTTGCCTTCTGAGCGATCGATCCAGTGGAGCTGGTACACCATGTATGGCTCGTTGTCCAAGAAACGAACAAGCTGTAGTTCCTCACTAAAACGGAACTCGGTTGGGTAATTGCCGTTAGCAC